TGAACGTAAAGAGATGCACGAACTTTACATGCAACTTTTATCCGAGTTAGAAAAATTATTGTAAGGTAGACCGGAAGGCGGAAAAGCGAGGCTCAACTCCTCGCCTACCATTTAGTATCAAGTAAACAAGACACAAGAAAAGGAGAAAAAGAAATGACAAAATTTGAGAGAGTAGCAAAGAGAGCTGAACTGTTAGGATTGTGTGCTAAGACTATTATTAATGAGGATGAATGGTACAACTATGATACCAATGATAACGGGGAAAAATTTATACCAGATGAACGTAAAGAGATGCACGAACTTTACATGCAACTTTTATCCGAGTTAGAAAAAATTATTGTAAGGTAGACCGGAAGGCAGAAAAGCGAGGCTCAACTCCTCGCCTACCATTTAGTAACAAGTAAACAAGCCACAACAAGAAAAGGAGAAAGAGAAATGACAAGAACCGAACTTATGAATTTTGCAAACAAGGTGAATTTAACGCATTTACCATGGGCAAGAAAGGAAGAAAGAATTTTCAGTTGTAAAGCCTGGATTGTAAAATGGGATTTTACCGATTTTGCATTGATTAAAAGCTATAGCACTATAGTTGGAATTTTTAGCTATAGTACAGGCACTTTGTATGTATTTAATAATTATTCAGTAACTACAGCACAGCACATAACAAAAGCCACAAAGTTGTTACCAGTGGATAGAATCACCTATTTATATCGTAGAGCTGATAGAGTAATTGAAAAATCTAACAGTGAATATAGTAATACTTTCAAGCTAACAGCCTCTGAATACAGAAGAGTAGAAGAAAACGACTTTGTAACGTACATTGAAAACAAATGTTTTAGATAATGAAACTCTAGTAGGTGGGAAAATCTCACCTACTAACAAAAAAGAGAAAAAAGGGAAATAGAGATGATAACATGCGTAGCAAGAAACACGGAAAATAGGTTGAAAAACGTAATAAAAGGTAATGTAAAATGCTTTGCCCACGGAAACCGCATATACTGTGACATCAAAACTCGGTACTTCTCACACCGTATAACGGTGCAATATACAATGAGCGAAGTTTCAGGCGGTTACGCGACATCAGCTCGGACAACTGCAACAATCATTCGATTATACCAAAAGTTTTTGAACGAACTTTTCTTTAAATATTAACAATTTGTTCATAGTTTGTTCATAATTACATCCTATAATATAATTGTAGCCAAGAAAGAGCGAGTTAAGTTCCAAGACAAAAAAACTCCATTCCCTATAGACAGGCTACAAGTACATATTATGTTTAAAGAGGGTGAGTATTTTTTCTCGCTGTTTGGCTCACCCTCGCCTCCTCATAAACAACGAAAACCTTTGTCCAAGCGGTACTTTTTCGGATTTCACAGGTAAACCGATGAAAATGTAAAAGCAGGTGATTATATGCTAAAAGAAATGCTGATTCAATTTATAGAAACACCAAGTACAATCAGACACTCAGTCTATTACTTAGATGGCAGAGCACATTACATCTATCTGAATAAAGCACAAAAAGTGCAAATGCAGATAGTTGTAAAAGCATCAATGAATACACCATTTGAAGTAATGGAATTTTTAGTTGACAAAAGCATAATCGAAATAGAGTGTATTGATTTTATTAAGGTCTAACCCATAAATGGTTGACATAAAAAAAAAAAATCACAACAAGAAAAGGAGAAAAACAATGGCAAGAGTAGTAATGGTAACAAGAACCGTAACAGAATCTACATTAGCAATCAAGTGTGCGAACACTGACACCGAAGCGTTTGAGACGGTTGAAGTAGTAGTCGCAGGAGACTATAAAGAAGATTCTGCAACTATTAAAACCGTAGCAAGACGGGCAATCAAAGACCGGAAAGAGCTGGTGTTTATGTCTTGTACAGTCGTTTCCAAAAAGGAGACTCTGTACGGAATGACAGAAGAAGAGTTTGTAGCACACGCACAGGTTCTGCCACCGCGTGGAACAAAAGCAGAGGAAATCTAATAATACAAAGAAAAGGAGAGAATAAAAAATGGAAGGATACTCAACAAGAATTATTGAAGCATCAAAAGAATTGAGCAAGAAAGAAACTGTAATGCTGAAAGATACCTCTGACTGTATCAAACTGGACGAGACATTAAAAGATGGTGCTATCACTTTTAAGCCGGATTATTACGTTGTAGTAGGAGTCCACAATGAAAAATCTGATAACAAAGACTATCAGGTGTATGTTGTAGTAGACGACTTGGGTAACAAGTACGCAACAAGCTCAGAAAGTTTCTTTACTTCTTTTAAAGACATCTACAGCGATATGTGTGAAAGTGACGAAGATTGGCTGTTGAAAGTGTACAAACTGGATTCCAAGAACTATACAGGTAGACAGTTCATCACATGCTCAATCATTTGATGCAAATGTAACTATTGACTATGCAAAACTAAATATTGTTTACTGTTATTTTCCAGAATAGCCTATATCACGTTAAGTAGTAATACAATTAAACACACTATCTCAACCTCTTCCTACAATCCAGAGATAGTGTGTTTTTTCAACAAAAATGAGGAGGCGTAATATTATGGCGAGACAGAAAAAAGACTATAAAAAGTTATACCAGAAAGAGCGGAAAAGGCTATCGTCTGTCAGGTCTGAACTGAGAAGTAAAGGTTTTGAGTTTGTAGAATTAGAGTTACCAACAATTAAAGAGGTTGAATTAAAAAGGTTAGAATACAAAAAACTATATCAAAAACTAAACAGAATCAGAGGAGCGAAGAAGATAGCCGGAATAAAAACGGTTCATGTTGAAACAGGAGAAGAGTTCACGGTCAAAGAAGCAAGAGCAGCCTCGAAGCAATCAGAAAAGTATAATGTTCGTGCATATGATAGAGTATATTCATACATACAGAATTTGCCAGACTACAGAGAATTTTGGAATAAACGAGCAAGATTACGCACAAGACTATCTTTGGTTGAACATAAACAGAGAATGATTCAAATATTAGATAGCGCAGTAAGAGAACTAGGAATCAAAGCTTATGATGAAATGTTATATGAACGCTACACATGGATAGGTGAATTAATAGACGACATTATACAAGATTCACAGGAAGAAGTTGTAAATCATTCTATTATTGGGTTGTATAAGCAGATACAACCAGACGGTGTAATGGTACAAGATATGCACGATGCCGAAGATATAGACAGTTACTATGAGAACCCGTAAAAGTAGATATTTTGTTGGAGACTTTGAGACTACAGTTTACCCAGGTCAGGAAACAACAGAAGTGTGGGCATCAGCTGTTGTGGAACTAAATACGGAAGATGTATATATATTTCATTCCATAGATGACACATGGGAATATCTTTCAAAGTTAAAAGATAATATCATAATCTACTATCACAACTTAAAATTTGACGGTTCTTTTTGGGTAGATTTCTTTCTACGTTTAGGTATGAAGCAAGCGTTCAAAAAAATCACTGACACTTGCTATGAGCCTGTGTCACAAAAAGACATGAAGAACAACACATTCAAATATAGCATATCAGGCAAAGGGCAATGGTACACAATCATCATAAAGACCAGAGGGCACTACATTGAAATGCGCGACAGCCTAAAACTATTACCATTTTCTGTTGCTGCTATTGGTAAAGCATTTCACACGAAGCACCAAAAACTATCGATGGAATACGCAGGTTTTCGATTTCCCGGTTGTGAAATCACAGAGGCGGAGCAACGCTACATAGCTAACGATGTGTTGGTTGTAAAGGAAGCAATCGAACTTATGTTCGATGACGGGCATACCGCCCTGACAATCGGCGCATGTTGCATGGAAGAATATAAAAAAATGATGGGAAAAGATGATTTCCAAATGTTCTTCCCAAACATGAAAGAATATGAGATACCAAAAGAAATATACGGAAACGATACAGCAGACGAATATATCAGGAAGAGTTACAAGGGTGGGTGGTGTTATGTTAGGGAAGAATACCAAGGCAAACTACAAGGTTCTGGCTGCACAGCTGACGTAAACAGTTTATATCCATCAGTGATGCACTCAGATTCAGGAAATTACTACCCAGTAGGAAGGCCGAAATTCTGGAGCGGTGATTATATACCAGAAGATGCTAAGCTACCGAAACGCTACTTCTTTATAAGAATCCGTACTGAATTTTATCTGAAAGAAGGTAAGCTGCCGTTCATCCAGATAAAAGGAAACCAACTGTATAGAGGTAACGACTGCTTGAGGACATCGGACTATAAAGGGAAAGATGGCACATACAGTAGGTACTACACAGATTACACTGGTAAGGTTAAAATAACAAACGTAGAACTAACTCTGACTATGACAGATTACTATTTGATGTTAGAGCATTATCACCTAGTAAATACTGTAATCCTTTCCGGGTGTTGGTTCTACGCTGAAAAAGGTTTATTTGATGTGTACATAAATAAGTATGCTGAAATCAAAATGAGCAGTAAAGGGGCGAAGAGAACGGAAGCAAAGTTATTCCTTAACAATCTGTACGGAAAACTAGCTACCTCAGATGATAGTTCATTCAAAATGTGTTATCTGAATGAGAAAACCGATGCTGTGTCATTTGTAACAGTGGAAGAGCATAATAAGAAAGTTGTATACATACCAATAGGCTCAGCGATAACTAGCTACGCTAGGAATTTTACCATCACAGCTGCTCAGAAAAACTACGAACATTTCAGATATGCAGATACAGATTCTATACACTGCACATGCACTCCTGATATGTTGGTAGGTGTACCAATTCACCCAACAAAGTTCTGCAACTGGAAGCTGGAAACAGAATGGAGTGAAGCAATATTTACAAGACAGAAAACCTATATTGAGAAAGTAACGGTCGAGGACGGCGAACCAGTAGAGCCGTACTATAATATCAAGTGTGCTGGTATGCCAGATAAATGTAAGAAGCTGTTGAATGCATCTATCACAGGTGAAGAATACGAAACAGAAGAGGAAGAGGAAAAAGAGTTTTTATCACAGAGAAGAACCCTAGACGATTTTAATGTGGGTCTAAAAGTCCCTGGTAAATTACAACCTGTTAGAATTAAGGGTGGAACATTGCTTTGTGAAACAACATATGAAATGAGGTGACAACTATGAATAAATGGAATGAAATAATCAAACTCTGCATTGAGCAGATTGAGAAAGATGAAGAAAACGCAAAGAATATGGTAGAAATAAGAACTGATGATGTTACTATAGTAAAGTTGCAAGAGATTGAATTTATTCTTGCATACATCGACACGTTATTATCAATTTTATATACACATCCAACTTACAACGTGCTAGAAAGGATAGAAGATGTTAGAAGTCTTGTTTCCAATTTAAAAGAATAAGCCCCCGCAGGGGCTTTTTCTATATCTGGACATCTGGTGTTATAATGCGGTTTGCATAACCGACAGAATCGCCCGGCAGTTTCTTTCACCTGTGCAACCCGGACTTACCATTATAAATAGCAGATGGAGATACCATGTTAATAAGACAAAGTTTTCATGATAGCTTCCTTACACTTTAAATCCTTAAACCGGAAGCAACCTCGCTCAAAATAATACCTAAGCTGTGACAAGAAAAAATCATGTCTCTGTAGCATAACATAATTAATATTATGGTCGTACGTTGTTGTAGTTATCTTAACTTTGAAAGTATTATCAGCTCTATCATCAACGTAAATAACACCCTGCTCAGTATACTCACGCACACCGTAGTCAGTCCCATTGTATTTGATGGTGCAAAGATACCTACCAATTCCAACAGGTTTTTCAATGAAAGCCTTATTGTCATTAAGGTAGACACATTCAGAAGAATAAGCCACATAACTGTTGCCAGAAAAAGCTTTGTTAAAGCCACTATCCTTTTGCGCTTGAGACGCGTGTTCAATGAATCCCTGTTCCAATACATATCCATTTCCTCTTAAAAATTTCGTGTCATCTTTCAGCCTTTCAGAAATACCAAGCTGAACATAATACGGATTAATAATCGACACGGTATTTCCAAGCATATACACAGGAACATATCGTGTAGCCTTTCCCTGCCCTCTGGCAACAGAAGTATGTAGAGAAATAAACTTTCTGATTTCGTCTGAACAGTAGTGGTTAGATTCACTCTGGAACTCATCAAAAATCATACGTTCCACGTCAGAAAAGAGGTGGGAGTATTTTTTCAGCTGGTCAGCAGAATTAAGAGACATTGCGTATCCGCAAGGTTCTTCGTCAAGAAAGAGTTCATGGTATATTCCACTGGCTTTTCGTTTGCTTTCCATAACGGAGTTCGGAAAGAATAAACCAGAAAGGTCTTTGAAGAATTTGTCGGCGCAGTCGTCCAACTCATAATTATAACGATAGATTAAAGCGAACTTACCCTTCCCTTTCTTAAACTGATTGATACAGTACCGCCCAAAATACGTCGTTTTTCCACCCGTTCTATTTGTCGTTACTAAGTAAAGTTCTGGTTTGTTACCGTTTAAATCTTCCAATGATAAAAGTTTTGTTCCGTCATAGTATTCACCCATGAAATAAAATTTCACCTCTTTTCTTTATTAAAATTATAACACAACTATTGACTTTTTGCAACAAAAATGTTACAATATTGTTAAATGAAAGAGAGGTGATGCGAATGGAAACAGTCAATCTAATTACACAGGTTATTGGTAGTCTAGGTTTTCCTATTGTATGTTGTGGAGCTTTGTTCTGGAAGCTGGTAAAAACTGATGAGATTCACAAAGAGGAAATGAAAGCTATGACTGAGGCGTTGAACAATAACACAAAAGCATTAACAAACCTTGCAACAAAATTAGAGGTGAAAATTAACAATGAATGTGACAGCAATTAATTTACCAAGTACAGTATCAGCAGCATTACTGGTTATCGCAGGGCAGTACGGTAACGGAACAGAACGGAGAGAAAAACTTAAGAAAGCCGGTTACAATCCTGTTACCGTTCAGACCTGTGTAAACGAATTGCTGAAAATCTTAGAAAGGTATGGTGACTGATGCCTAGTATTCAGAACGCTTATGACTGGGCGGTTGAAACTTGCGCGAAACCTAACGTTGGATACAGTCAGAATTACAGGAATCAGAAAACTGTAAACGGAATTACCTACTATGATTGTAGTTCCTTTATCTGGTATAGCTTGCTGGCTGGTGGTTTCGAGTGTGTTAAAGCAAATAATGATGAAACATGGCCATTCACTACCAGAACCATGGCGGGTGTTTTAAAGAAGCTAGGTTTTGCGCTACACTCGCCAAGCGAAAATTGGAAACCCGGCGATATTCTCATTCGAACAGGTCACACTGAAATGGCTTTTGACGGTACGCGCACGATGGGCGCACACACATCAAAAGTCACATTAGATGAACAGGTGTCAATCAACGCTAACGACAGCAGAGGAAACTGGTTGCAGTTATGGCGGTGGGAAACCGGAGCAGTCTCAGATTGGATTAAAGGAAATCGTTACTTGACCATTGGAGAGATGCAGAACAATGCAACGATTATTTTCGACAGATTAATGAAAGAGGGTTTCACAGAAAATGCTATCGCTGGAATTATAGGTAACGCTGGCGGACCTTACACCCTAGGTGAGAGTTCAGTTAATCCTGGCTTGTGGCAGAACTTAACTGTGAACCCAAACTTAGGTTTCGGTTTGTTTCAGTGGACACCGTCAACCAAATACACGACATGGGCGACAGCTAACGGATACGAGATTGACGATGGCTACGGTCAACTTGACTGGCTTGTTAATCAGACAGTGCCAACAGGGCAATGGATTCCTACATCAACCTACCCGGAAACATTCCCTCAGTTCATATCAAGTATGAAAGACCCATCGTACCTTGCAGACGCTTTTTTAAAGAACTTTGAAAGACCAAAAAATCAGAATCAACCTGAACGAGGTCAGAACGCAGAGTATTGGTTAAAGTGGTATAACAATGAGTTTGTACCACCGGAGAATCCTCCACAGAACGGTGGGGAGTGGGTTGCTAGTATGCCAGTGTGGATGATGATTAAAAGGAGAGATTAAACATGAAGTTAATTTACACATTTGAAAAAACTAAGTACCCAATAGGCTCAAAAATAACTGTACCATTTGGAATTAGAAAAATGAAGATTAAATGTGACAGAGGTACTGCAACATTAAGCGAAATTGGGGGGATTTCTTCACAAGCATTTAACGTGTGTACAGGTATAGAGTTTCCTATCATAAATGGTAGATCACCAAATACATTTACACTAGCATATTTAGACGCTAATACAACAAATGTTGAAATCTTATTACAAGAATTAGGGGGTATTCCAGACCCTAACTACTTCACAGACACACCATCCGTAATACCAGAAATTATTTAAGACGAACCAACAGAACAGGGGGTAATGAAAGATGCCATTTAAAGACGGTAAATACAGGCATAGTAAAGGGTTCATTGTAATCATTAAAGATGGGTTTGTAATGCTTTCTCCTAACCACCCATTATCCTTACGTGTATCAGAACTATTTGACAGTACACAGTGGGAGGAAGTGATTGACGTATGATTCTAACACGAGAAGAATTAGTATCAGCAGTTAGAAATATATTCGGTGAAGATTCCACGGATGAACAGATTTCATTTATCGAAAACCTGAGTGATACAGTTTCAGACTTCGAAGAACGTATCACAACTTCCGGAGACTGGAAAACAAAATATGAAGAGAATGACGCTAACTGGCGAAAGAGATACACAGAAAGATTTGTAAATCCTAACACCACACGGGAAAAAATCATCGAAGGACAGGAAGAAGATATCATCGATGATGGGTCACCTAAGTCATTCGCAGAATTATTCAAAGAAAGAGAGGGATAAAAAGATGCCTACTAAACCAACAGTAAAAACCTTAACCAACTCCTCTGTTGATATCTTAAATGTTATCAGAGAGAACGCATCACAGAACTACCGTGATTACGTGCCTAAAGCTACTCCAAACGCAGAATCTATTCGCGCTATCGGAGCCGTTATCATGGACTACCCAGCGTTGCAGAACGAATTCCTTAACGCTCTGGTAAACAGAATCGGACGTGTACTTCTTACTTCCAAAATGTACGATAACCCATGGGCTTTTTTCAAACGTGGTATGCTTGAGTTCGGTGAATCCATTCAAGAGGTATTTGTAAACATTGCAAAGCCTTTCCAGTTTGACCCAGCAGTTGCAGAAACTAACGTGTTCAAACGTGAAATCCCTGACGTTCGAGCAGCTTTCCACATTATGAATTATCAGAAGTACTACAAAGCTACAATCTCAAACGACCAGCTTAGACAGGCGTTCCTTTCTTGGCAGGGTATCACCGACCTGATTGCTAAAATCGTTGATGCAATGTACACAGGTGCTAATTATGACGAGTTCCAAACCATGAAATATCTGCTTGCCCGTCATATCGTTGATGGGCATATGTATCCCGTCCAGATTCCAACAGTATCTAGCGAGAACATGAAAACCATTGTATCAGCTGTGAAAGGGATTTCAAACCTGTTCACCTTTGCTTCCTCTGATTATAACTTAGCTGGCGTGACTACACATTCCAGAAAGTCAGACCAGTATATGATTGTAAACAGTAAGTTTGATGCTACTATGGACGTTGAGGTGTTGGCTGCTGCTTTCAATATGGATAAAGCAGAATTCGCAGGTCGTAGAGTGCTAGTAGATTCCTTTGGTTCATTGGATACTGCCAGATTAGCAGAGCTATTTAAGGATGACCCTACCTACCAGGAAATCGGTAAGGATACATTAAACGCTCTGGATAATATCCCTGCAGTCATCGTAGACAAGGATTGGTTTATGATTTTCGACAACTACCAGAATTTTACAGAGCAGTACAACGGTGAGGGCTTATATTGGAACTACTGGTATCACGTTTGGAAAACATTTTCTGTTTCCCCGTTTGCTAACAATGCCCTGTTCATTCCGGGACAGCCAACCGTAGGAAATATTACAGTTTCCCCGGCTTCGTCCACCATTAGCAAAGGACAGAGTGTGCAGCTTAATGCAAATGTTACCACAACAAACTTTGCACCTAAGAGCGTAACTTGGTCTTCCAATAAAGATGGCGTTGTAGTTGATGCGTCTGGAAAGGTTACAATTCTTAGCACAGCACCCACAGGAGCTGCTACGATTACAGCAACTTCTACATTTGACACATCTAAGAAAGGAACAGCTACCATTACAGTCCAGTAAAACAGAATAAGAGGTGGGTTAACCGACCTACCTCTTTATAGAAAGGGATTATAATATGTATATTACACCAAATTCAATTATTCATATTTTACGTGGTGTACCACTGGACAACACCTATCAGCACACGATTCATTTTAATTCTACAATAGAACAGGCTAACTATTTTTCTGGGTTAAAGAAGTACACACTTACTGAGTACAGCTATATCCGAAAAGATAATGTACTTCGCGTTGGTTTACTTGCTGACAATCTTTTTGATTGTAACTATATCATGTTTAAGAACTCAGCATACGGAAATCGATGGTTCTATGCGTTCATCACAAATGTTGAGTATGTAAACGACAACACAGCACACATAACTTATGAATTGGACGTTATGCAAACGTGGTATTTTGATTACACGGTTCAGGAATCCTTCGTTGAGCGTGAACACAGTGTGACGGATGCGCCCGGAGACAATTTAGTTCCTGACAATCTGGAGACGGGTGAATACGTTTCAGATGATTTTGACGGTACAAACAAGATGGGCGCGTATTCTATTATAGTAGCTTCAACATTCGATTCAACCCTAGACGATGTTGCTGGGGGTATGTACTCTGGAATCTATTCCGGGCTATATTACAACGTGTTTGATGCAAACGACTATGCCAGTGTTAATGCGTTTATCAATAAGGCAGTAAATGAGAATAAAGCAAGTGGAATTGTGTCAGTATTTATGATGCCGTCAGCGTTTGTTAGAAAACGTGGAGAGGGTGCTGCTACTGTCGATATATCGAAATCAAAGAGAATCACTGGTGGAATTGGAAATTACAAAAGTGTAAAGAACAACAAACTATACACATACCCATACAATTTCCTTTATGTTACTAACCTGAATGGAAGTGGTGCGACTTTTCCGTATGAGTACTTCCAGAGTGACAACTGTGATTTCGGTCTTGCTGGAGATATGTCGTGCAATCCGCAGGTTTTCCTGTACCCAAAGAAGTATAAGGGTGTGGAAGCAAACTACAATGAAAAAATGGTTATGGAGGGGTTCCCACAATGCTCATACAATACAGATGCTTTCAAAGCTTGGCTTGCTCAGAATGCATTAGGAACTCTATTCAATGTCGCTGGAGGTGCTGCTGCTATCGGTTCGGCTAGTGTTGCTAGTTCTATCGCTGGCACATCTGCTGCAACAACGGCTGCTATCGCTGCTGGCTCTGCGAGTGCTGGCGCTGCTGCTTTTCCTTTCGCTTTAGTTGGCGGAGCATTAATGATTGCAAATCAGCTTTCCAGTGTGATAACACACTTAACCTTACCAGACCAAGCAAACAACACACAGGGTAACAGTGCTATGGTTGCAGTTGGAATTAAGGACTTTGCTTTCATGCATATGCACATCAGACCGGAATTTGCTGAGATTATTGACGAATATTGGAATGTATATGGTTATCCATGCCACAGAGTAAAGAAACCGAACATCAGCACCCGCAGACATTGGAACTATGTGAAAACCATTGGCGTAAACATCACAGGTTCTATCCCCGCAAATGATATGACAAAGATTAAATCGGTATATGATAACGGTGTTACATTCTGGAGAAATGGAAGTGAGGTTGGCCACTATGAACTGGATAATTCCGTGGGAACGGGGGTGAATGAAGTTGGCTAGACGTAAAAAGAAACGTTGGGAGAGTGCTGAACTTAACCGCAGAACCTACAATCACTATTTTAATAGGTTGATGGAGTTATCAATTTCCATGTTTGAATGGAAAAACTTACCGGAAACTGTTGATGCTAGGTTCTTAGAGTATACACTGTTTACAGATGGTATGGCTGTTTTCTTCAATGATGAAGTAATGGGTCATTTGTGCTTGCAAACTATGATTGGTGGAAATCTTGACGTTTACCGTATTCCAACAATTAGAACCGCATATGCTAGTAACGGATATAATCGCAAACTGAATGAGAAAGATAGTGTTATCATCTTTAACAATATGATTCATACAAATTGTATTAATGATGTTGAACTGTTTGCAAGACGGTTATATGAGTGTGATAGAACGATTGACGTTAATATCAAAGCACAGAAAACACCTGTAATGATTGCATGTGACGAAAACCAAAGGTTAACTATGATTAATCTGTATCAGCAGTATGATGGAAACGAGCCATTTATTTTTGGTAACAAGGATATTGATATTAAAAAGATACAGGCTATTTCAACTAACGCGCCGTTTGTTTCTGATAAGATTATGGATTTAAAGAATCAGATTTGGAACGAAGCACTAACGTATCTTGGTATATCAAATGTGTCATACCAGAAAAAAGAGCGGTTGATTTCTGATGAAGTATCACGTTCTATGGGCGGTACAGTTGCTAGCAGATATACCAGGTTGGATATGCGTCAGCAGGCTTGCGAGAAAATCAATAAAATGTTCGGTCTTGACATCTGGGTTGATTACCGTGAAGATACAAAACTGGTTACTGACGACAGTTTAGTTGAGGAAGCGGGTGAAGGAAATGAGTAAGTATACAACAGAAGTAAGATATATCTGTGAGACTATGGCGGGTCTTACTCAGTCTGAGGGTTACCGTTCTGTTAATGGGATTATTGAAAAAGCTGCACCGCTCATTTTCGACTTCCCTTTTCCAATGTTTGATGAATCTTACCGTGCAGTTTTAGAACAGAAGATTCTGAAACACTTTTACACGCGTGAAATTGGATTGGAACCGGTTGGCCTTTGGAAGTTAAAACTTGATACGAAAATGAATGAGATTATGCCGTATTACAACCAGCTTTATAAATCTGAGTTGTTGGAGTTCAATCCATTGTACGATGTTGACTTGAAAACAGAACGCACCGTTACACGGGATGAAACGGAAAATCTCAGCGGTACAGAATCTAAGAATCGCAATGAGAACGGCACGAAAGACACAGCAGGAACGGATAGTGATACCGGCAAAGTCGAGAATACTTCTGATACTGTAGAAAGTGCTTCTCACGGTATTGATACTACTGGTGAAAACACAGTTGACACGAATACAAATAATGTGACTGATGTTAATAACACAGCAACATTAGCTCATATGGACTTGTATTCAGACACCCCTCAGGGTGGTGTTGACGGGTTGACTAGTGGAAAGTATCTGACTAATGCCAGAAAGGTTGATGATTCGAACACTGAAACCGGAAAGTCTACGGTTACGGGAACTGTGGGAAATCAGGAGAACCGACATGACAATACTCAGGACGACTTAGACCGGAATATGACTGTTGAATCAAACACCAGCTCCGAACATACGTTCGACCGGAGCAATAATGAAACGTTCCAGAATGACACTTCGGAAAGTGGAACGCACGCCCAGGATAAGAAGTTAAACAGTATTGATGATTATATTGAGCATGTTACAGGAAAGACTTCTGGCGCTAGTTATTCAAAAATTCTATTGGAATTCAGAAAGACATTTTTGAATATTGATATGCTCATTATCGATGAATTAGAAGATTTGTTTATGCAGTTATGGTAAAATAGGAGGGTGATAGATATGAATGAATTTATTAATGTAAAACCATTATGGGCTTGTATTCAGAATGTATTACCACAAGTTTATGATGATACAATTAGTTATCAGGAGTTGCTGTATAAGGTTATAAGTAAGCTGAATGAGCTTGTTGAGAATAACAACAAGTTACCGGGTTATATCGCAGACTTAATTCGCGAGTACATTTCCTCTGGTGAGATTGAAAAGGTTCTGGCTGAGGTGTTGGCTACTTATATGCTGAACGTTAAGTTCCCGCCTGCTGGATTAGAACCGGCTAGTGGTGATGGGAGCAAGGATGACACCGAAGCAATCCAGGGTTGTATTGACTATGCACAATCTCACGGTGGTATGGCTGTTTATTTTCCGTCTGGCAGTTATCTTTGTAATTCTTTGGATATTGCTGGAAAATGTACAATGTTTGGTTATGATAGGTATAATACAAGGATTGTTCTTAAAGGTGGTGCTACTAGACCTCTGCTGAATGGCCACGTTGATGAATTTAGTTTGAACGGCCTTGGTTTTGACGGTAACATGGATATTCAGGTTAACAACGTGAATTTGATTGATATTACTGTTGGTAGTGGTATTATTACTAATGTGTTTGTCACGGACGGGTATGACTTGATTAAGGCTCAGGTTGACGTTGATTTGCAGATTAGTGACGTAGTATTTAATCACGCTGTAGAGAACGGACTGGATGTTAGTGGAAGCGGTAGAGTTGTTGTTGACAACTGTGTGTTTAGAACTGTTAGTGCACTGATTGGGAAGAGATATGTTAAGTTTGGTGTGAGCAATTCGGTTATCAGTAACTGTGTTATGGTTGGAAGTTGCCCTGTTGGTGTTGAGATTACGGGTAATATGAATCGTATTCAGTTTGATAAAGGTGAATGCGTTAAAGGATTTGTTGACAGTGGTGTTGGGAACAGTGTGTTAGTTGATGGTATTGAGAAGAGTGAGAAGTTAACTGGTGACGCTGTTGAAAATATTGGCGGTGATGTTAGAGTTACAGTACAGGGTGATGTTACTAGCACTGTTGCTGGGAATGTTGTTGATTCTTCTATGAGTAAGACTGAAAGCGTTACTGGTAAGAGGGTTATTAAGAGTGGTAGTGTTGAGGATTCTACTACTGGTGACGCTGTTGAAAATATTGGCGGTGATGTTAGAGTTACAGTACAGGGTGATGTTACTAGCACTGTTGCTGGGAATGTTGTTGATTCTTCTATGAGTAAGACTGAAAGCGTTACTGGTAAGAGGGTTATTAAGAGTGGTAGTGTTGAGGATTCTACTACTGGCGATAGGGTTGTTAAAAGCCAGAGTGAGACTAAGACTGTTGATGATGATAGCATTGAAGTGATAGGTGGTGATAAAAATATTAGAGCCGAAAGCTATCACGCTAGCGTTAACGGTGAAAGGTCTGAAAACATACGGGGTAATAAGATTGATAGTGTTGTAGGTGCTGTTACATTTGACTATCGTAATAATGTGAATATTACAGTAGGTGGTAATAAGGTAGAAACCGTTAAAGGTGTCTGGCAGGAAACTGCTGAGGGTAACAAAGTTGACGATGTCAATGGAAATTATGAAAGACATATTATAGGCACTTTAATTGACACTATTGACTCTTTACATACGCAGGTTATGAAAAATGGTTCTATTAAAAACGTGACAGGTAGTGACACTGAAACTATTAGCGATGATAAAAAAATTAATGCAGATACCATTGAATTAAAACCAAAAAAACCTTTAATTTATAGTAAGCCTAAAAAAACCGCGGATTATGACTATGTTGATATGTGTGATACAGACGGGCTTGTGTATAATGTTGTTGTAGCTTCTGAAACATTTAAGAAAAACATAAAAAAAGAAACATTTGACACATTCATTAATGTTTCTGGTATAGAAGTTGGTGACACATTTGAAACTAGAGGCTTTTACATGCCGGATGATGGTGGTGGTAATATATACTTAGTATCAGCAACGCAAAATATTATTGGTGTTAAAGTTGGTGATTACTACGCTATACCTATAGGGGATACTATTAATATAAAAACTTTAGGTTGTAAAAGTGATAATACTGACGATTGCAGTAATACTATAAATAATTTAATTACTTATGCTGTCAATAATAAAAAAAGTATATATATTCCATCTGGTATGTATTCTATTGAAAGTAGTTTAAACGTAGACTGTGAGCGCGGTCTTACTATATATGGAGACGGTGATTCAAGTATTTTAAATTACAAGGGTGTTGATTATTGCTTTAATGTTGCTAGAAGTGGCGACAATCATTGGACGTATAACCATCACTTTAAAAATTTTAAGATTACTTTTAATAAAAAATGTGAGGGTGGTTTCAAATGCATTAATATCAATGAAAGTACTTTTGACAGTATAACTATTTGGGGTAGGCCTATCACACCGAATTATGGTTTTAATATGTTTTCGCCTCAGATTACTAGATTTAATAAGTGTGTGACAAGCTGGTGTAATGTTGGTTTCTATTTCAATGGATCTGATGATGTACACGTAAATTTGTCGAACATATATAAGTCCCAATATTCTATTATGGTTGAGTATTGTGTGGGATTGTTTGTGACTAATAACTGGATTGAGGGATTTGAACATGGCGTTCATGTGTCAAATAATAAAGATTGCTTATGCCGAGAATTGATTGTTGAAAATAATAGCTTTTGGCAGTCACAAGAACATGTAAATTCAAAAGGTTTTGTTGTTTCTAGTGTTGGTGATAAAAGGTTAGATGTTGAAGCCAAAGTTTTAAAAAACCTATTCTACAATACAGTTAAAACACCTTATTTATTTGATTTCTTTCCAAACGCCACAGGGTATATTAAAGCTGATATTGTTAAAAACACGATTATAGGATTTACTGGTGATAGTCCATTGTATGTTGATGATTTTAACAGGTGCGAAGTATATCTAGCAGAAAATATTTATAAACGGAATTTAGATGATGTTAACCACGGTTGTGGCGATTCGCTGGAAAGTACATCTAATAATGTTGTTAAATACTTTGACTTAAAAACGGATAAACATGGTGACGTTGGAACACAAATTAGAGGTGTTGACTTTATACCAAATAAAGTTTATAAAACCGTGTTTAGTGGTAAATGCACACAAGAGGTTCAGTTTTTTATTGATTCAACATACCTTACTAAAGCTACTTGCACATCATACTATGGTGAAATTGTTTTAAGAGTTAATAAGTCTAATACTGATGTGATTATCAATGTTGTTACTGATCGTGGGTTTGTTACACATAAAACAACGATAAATCTTGATTACAATGTAGGACATTTTATTAAGTGTGTTGGCAATATTGACGTAGAAACATTTACAGTTTTAACTTACTAATTTATAAATGAGTGGTTACATGTGTGACCACTCTATTTTGTTTTTTGTAAGGTGAAAATGGTGAACGCGTGTTTGGTGAAAAAAATTTTGAGGTTGTGAAGATTAAAG